CGCTCGCCATCCTCACCGGTGGCGGGCGTTTTTGCGTCTGTGAGACAAAACCCCACTCGACCCTCAGCCCGTGCCGTTCCTACCGTCCGACGATGCGAGGCACCGACGCAACAACCGGGAAACCGCTCTCGGGGTTGGATCACCTGCGGCAGTCGATCCGGGACATCCTGACGACGCCGCTGGGTTCGCGCGTCATGCGTCGCGAGTATGGGAGCCGACTCTTTGACCTGGTCGACAACCCGCTGAACGACGCAACGATCATCGAGCTGTTCGCCGCGACGGCCGAAGCCCTGCTCCGGTGGGAACCTCGCATCAAGGTCCAGCGCGTGCAGGCCCGCAGCACGTCGGAAGCGTCCATCTCCATTGACCTCGAAGCCATCTACCTGCCGACCGGCGAGCCGGTGTTCCTCGACGGCGTCCAAATCGCATGAGTGCGTTCACGACCATTGACCTTTCCACCCTTCCACCGCCGAGCGTGGTGGAGACCCTCGACTTCGAGGCGATCCTCGCCGCGATGCTGGCCGACCTACAGGCCCGCGATCCGGCGTTCACGGCGCTGGTCGAGTCTGATCCGGCCTACAAGATTCTCGAAGTGTGTGCGTATCGCGAACTCCTGATCCGCCAGCGGGTCAACGACGCCGCACGCGCCACGATGCTCGCCTACGCGACCGGGGCCGACCTTGAGCAGATCGGCGCGTTGTTCGGCGTGACGAGGCTGACCATCACCGAGGCCGACGAGGAAGCCGTTCCTCCCGTGCCGGCCGTCATGGAGTCCGACACGGACCTTCGCCGACGCATCCAGCTCGCGCTTGAGGGGTTGAGCACGGCGGGACCTGAGGGCGCTTACATCTTCCACGCGCTCGCCGCTGATGGGGATGTCCTCGACGCCGCGGCGAGCAGCCCGAGCCCTGGCAACGTGGTCGTGACCGTCATGTGTCGATCGGTCGCCGACGGCGTCCCGTCGAGCGGACTGCTCGACATCGTGGAGGTCGCTCTCAATGCCGAGGACGTCCGGCCGCTCACCGACAACGTCACCGTGCAGCCGGTGACGGTGGTCAACTTCACCCTGACCGCCGAGCTTTACACCTACCCCGGCCCTGATCCGGCGGTGGTCACGCAAGCCGCCCGCGACGCGCTCGAAGCCTACCTCGAAAGCGTGCGGCGCATCGGGAAGGACGTCACCGTTTCGGGCATCTACGCCGCTCTCCACCAGCCGGGCGTGCAGCGCGTCCACTTATTGAACCCGAACCTCGACATCGAGGTCGAGGCAGACGAGGTGTCGTTCTGCGCATCCTACACCGTTGACCACGTCGGCATTGTCAATGAATGACCTTCTTCCACCGAACGCAACAAAGCAAGAGCGCGACGTCGTGAAAACAACGGCACGCGTTGGAGGCTCCGTGCTCGACGCAACCGTCGAGGCGACAACCGGTCATATCATCATCAGCGGGACGACGAGCCCGGCCGGCGCGAACGAAACCATCTATCGAGGCTTCGGCGAGATAAACGGCAAGATTCATTTCGCCAACCAACTCGGAAATCGCCTGCTCATCTGGGATGGCTCTAACTGGTCGTTCGAGTCGGACATGGGAACCGTGTATTTCGAGTCATCCGAGGACACGGAATCGCCGCTCGATGTCACATCGTGGACCAGCGTCAACGGGTCGGGTGATTTCACGCTGACGGCCGAGCTTAACCCTCCCGCCGTACAAGACGTCGAAGTCTTCGACGTGCCGATCCGTCCGCTGATCAATCCTGACACATGCCCGCTCGACATCCTGCCGTGGTTGGCGTGGGCGTTCTCGGTGGACGTGTGGGATTCGAATTGGTCCGAGTCAATCAAGCGGTCGGTCGTCAGAACATCCATCGAGACGCACCGGAAGAAGGGCACCGTCGGTGCCGTGAAGGGTGCCTTGTCCGCGCTCGGTGCAAGCAGCGCGATCGTCGAGTGGTGGCAGAAATCACCGACCGGCACACCACACACGTTCACGATCAATCTCGTGTCCGGTGACAGTTCTCTCGAAATGCAAAACGCGATGGCGGCCGCCATCGACCGCACGAAGCCGCTCAGGTCCCACTACGACATCGTCTATGGCGTCGCGACCGAAGGCACGATCAACGTCGTTGCTCTGTTTCGACCCGCCGTTTTTGTCCGTCTCGATGGAGGCGCAACCTATTGACCTCAACTCCTATGCCCGCCCTCTCATTCATCCTCACGACTGCCGGAAAGAACGCGATCATCAACGCGAACAACACCGGAACGAACCCGGTCGTCATCGACCGCGTGGCCGTTGGTTCCGCGTCGTGGACGCCGACCGCCGCCGCGACCGCGCTCAACACCGAGATCAAGAAAATCAGCGCCATCGGTGGCGGTGCCGTCGCTGACGACACGATCCACGTGACGGCCACCGACTCGACGACCGACGTTTACACGGTCAAGGAAATCGGCCTCTACACCTCAGGCAACGTCCTGCTCGCGATCTACTCGCAGGCTGATCCGATCATCACGAAGGGTGCGGGCACTGTCGCGCTGATCGCGACGGACCTCGTCATCACCGGGCTTCCCGCCGGGTCGGTCACCGTTGGCGATGCCACGTTCGACTATCCGCAGGCCACCGAAACCGTGAAGGGCGTAGCCGAACTCGCGACCACCGCTGAGGCGCAGGCCGGCACGGATGACGAGCGGATCATCACCCCGAAGAAACTTCAGGACGTCACCGCGACGGAAACCCGCAAGGGCGTGATCGAGCTCGCGACGAACACCGAGGTCAACACCGGCACCGACACGACGCGGGCTGTCACGCCAGCCGGGTTGGCGCAGCGCACGGCCACCGAAACCAGAACGGGTCTGATTGAGCTGGCAACCGACGCTGAGGCTCAAGCCGGGTCCGACGCAACCCGCGCCATCACGCCGTCGAGCCTCGCGTCAGTCACATCGACCACAACCCGGGCTGGCCTGATCGAACTGGCGACGGCTTCCGAGGTCCAGACCGGAACCGATGCAACACGCGCCGTTACCCCGTCAACGCTGAACGATTGCACGGCGACCGCATCACGGCGTGGTGTGATCGAGCTGGCCACCCAAAGCGAGGTTGACAACGGCGAAGACGACACCCGCGCCGTCACCCCGGCGACGAACCGGCTGTATCCAGGCTCAGCGCGAGCGTGGGTCATTTTCGACGCAACCGGCACGCTGTCGATCACGCGCAGCTTCAACGTGACGTCCGTCACCGACCTCGGAACCGGCCTCTATCGGATCAACTGGGTGAGCGGAACCTTCGGCGGGTCCGGTTACTGCTGGGTCGGAACGAGCCGCCAAATCAACGACATCGACGCCGCGTCCGTCATCTCCGCTCGCCTCAGCCAAGGCAAGACCACCGCATCCCTCACCATCTGCAACCTCGAATCCGACACGCTGTTCGACTCGTCGGAACTTTGCGTCGTCGCGTTCTTCTAACCGATCAATCGCCATGCCAACTGTCATCACATATCAAGAAGGCGACCGCCTCGCTGTTGTCTATCCGGCCCCGGACGTGCCCGTGGAGGAGGCCGCGAAAACCGACGTGCCCGAGGGCGTGCCTCACGCGTTCGTGGATTCAGCGACGCTGCCCGACCGCTACTTCCGCGACGCGTGGGAGTTCGACGGCCCGACCGGCGCGAAGGTCAATGTCGAGAAGGCGAAAGAGGTCCAGCGCAACGTGTGGCGCCGGATTCGCGCGTCAAAGCTGGAAGCTCTCGACCTCGAAGTCATCAAGGCCGTCGAGCGCGGCGACGCGAAACGCCGCAACGCCATCGCCGCCGAAAAGCAAGCCCTCCGCGACGTGACCGATCATCCGCTTCCCGATGACCTTGAAGGCATCAAGGCCACGATCCCGGACATCCTTCTCCCCTAACGACCATGAAAACCACCATCATCGGACTGCTCGCCGCAGCCGCCGCCGCCATCCAAAGCACCGTTCAAGGCGGCGCCCAACTCACCGACTGGAAGACGTGGATTCTGCCCGCCACGCTTGCCGCCCTCGGCTACCTCGCCAAAGACGCAACCCCGAGCAAGTGACACCAATGGACGCTGCCGTTCACCTCGAAACCGCCCGCGAACTTGTCGTGCCTGTCGGCTGGGTCATCGCGATCATCGGAACCCTAGGAGGCGTGATCGCCACGCTCGCCGGGATCATCTGGAAGACGCTGACCGAACGCCTCGGCGTGCAGGATCGCATTATCGAGAAGCTACAGGAGGACGTCGACCGGCTCTCAAAGGGATGCGGCCACGAACTCTGCCACTGGCGATCACGCTGACAAAACCCCACTCGACCCTCAATAACCCCACACCTAACGTCCGACCATGTCCGACACCTTCCTTCACGGCGTGCAAGTCCTCGAAGTTGACGATGGAATCCGCCCCATCCGCACCGTCCGCAGCTCGGTCATCGGGCTCGTGGGAACTGGCAACAACGACGAAACCGCGGCCAGCGTCACCATCGGCAACGGCAACGCGGCTCTGAAATTCACGGCGAAGGCCGAGCAGGGCGCGTCCGGCAACGCGATCCAGATCGCGGCCGTCAATCCTGGCACCAACAACGCCAGCCTGTCGGTCTCCGTGTCCGGCAAGGTCATTACGATCAGCCTGGCCACCGACGGATCAGCCGCCGCGACTTCGACCGCCTCGCAGGTCCTCGCGGCCGTCAACGCGTCCGCTGCCGCTGCCTTGCTCGTCACCGCCTCGCTCGCTCCGTCCTCGACTGGCGCGTCTGTCTATGCCGCGCACGCCGCGACCAGCCTCGCCGGTGGCATCGACGCGACGTTCCCGCTGGACACGCCGGTCCTCGTGACGGCTCCGCGGAACATCGACGCCACGCTCGGCGCCGACACCTACCTCGGGAAGGCCCTCGAAGCGATTTACAAGCAGGCCGGCGCGGTGTGCGTCGTGGTGCGCGTCGATGACCCTGGCGCTGACTCCCACGACGCGACCAGCGCGACCGGCATTTACGCTCTGAAACGCGCTCAGGCCGACCTCGGCTATGTGCCGCGGATCATTGTCGCGGAATACGCGCACGACACGGGCGTCGTCGGACACATCAAGTCAGTGGCCGAATCCTGCCGCGCCGTTGCGATCGTCGGCCTCGACTCCGAAAGCATCGCGACTTCCACCGAGGCCACCGGATGGGTGACCGACAACGGCAACGAGCGCACGTTCGCGATCTGGCCGTTCATCAACGGCGGCGAAGACCCCGCGCCCTACGTGGCCGGCGTGCTGGCGAAGTCCGACAACGAGCGCGGATTCTGGTGGAGCCCGTCCAACGTCGAAGTGTTCGGCCTGACCAGCATCGACAAGCCGGTGGACTTCCAGCTCGGCGACTCGACCTGCCTCGCCAACATCCTGAACGAGGGCAAGGTCACGACCTTCATCCGCCAGGGTGGTTTCCGCGTGTGGGGCAACCTCACCGGCAGCATCGATCCGAAGTGGCAGTTCCTGAGCGTCCGTCGCACCGCCGACATCATCAACGACTCAATCCTCTACAACCACCTGTGGGCGGTCGATCGCAGCATCACGCGCACCTACCTCGAAGACGTCAGCGACGGCGTGAACGCCTACCTCGCGACGCTCACCAACCTCGGGGCGATCATCGGCGGCAAGTGCTGGCCGGACCCGGCGCTCAACAGCCCCGATCAGATTGCGCTCGGCAAGGTCTACTTCAACTTCGAGTTCACGCCGCCCTACCCGGCGCAGACCGTCACCTTCCGGTCGATCCTCACCAACGATTACCTCTCCGAGCTGATCGACTAACAAGCCCCACCCTAACAACACTCCGCCATCATGAGTGCCGCCGCACAAATCCTGAAGAACTTCAACGTCTACGTCGACGGCCGCGGATACGCGGGCAACGCCGACGAGGTCCAGCTCCCCACGCTCAACGTCACCGGCGAGGACTACCGCGCCGGGGGCATGGACGCGCCGGTCGAGATCGACATGGGCATGGACAAGCTCGAAGCTACGATCACGCTCTCGAAGTGGGAAAACCACATCGACAAGCTGTTCCGCTCGCCGGGTTACATCCCGCTCACGTTCCGCGGTGCGCTGGAAAGCGCCGACGGCACCGTGAAGGCGTGCGTCGTCAAGATGCTCGGCAAGGTCCACGGCATCACGCCGGACGCCGCCACGCCGGGCGCGAAGGCGACCCGCGGCTATCGCATCCCGCTCGTGTCCTACTCCTACACGATCGACGGCGAGACGATCCACGACATCGACGTCCGCAACATGAAGTGCGTCATCGGTGGCACCGACCGCCTGGCCGCTCAGCGCAAGGCCGTCGGCCTGTAACCCTCATCAACCCGCACCAACCGCATCCCCATGATTGAAGTCAAGCTCCGCTATCCCATCCAGTTCGAAGGCCGCACGATCGACAAGCTGACGTTCCGTCGGCTCAAGACCGGCGAGATCGCCCGAGGCACGCACAAGGGCGACGAGTTCAAGACCGCGATTAACATCGCCGCCATCTCCGCCGAGCTTCCCGTGTCGGCAATCGAAGAGATCGACGCGGCCGACTTCCGCGAGATCAGCGAGGCCTTGGAGGGTGCGGGTTTTTTCGAACATACGACCCCACGGACGTAAAGCGTGGCGTGCTGGTGCTCGCCAATTACACCGGATGGTCACTCTCTGAAATCTACGGCCTGCCAATCGACGAGTTCGCGGAGTGGGTCGGCCTGATACCCGCTCCTAAATGACCAAGAACTTCGCCGCAAACCTCAAGATCGGAGCCGCCCTAAGCTCGTCGGTCAACCGTGTTTTCGGCGGGCTGAAGTCGAAGATCAAGGAGCAGGAAGCGGTCCTCAAGGGCCTCCGCTCGGCATACAAGGACGCGTCGAAAGGCGTCGGCGAATACGCCGGGAAGCTCGACGAGCTGAAGCGCAAGACGTCCGAGGCCGAGAGGGAACTGAAGCGGCTCAAGGCCGCGGCGAACTACTCCATCGGCGGAGGGTTCAAGTCGATCGGCTCGACGTTCGCGAAGGACGCGGGCAGACTCGCTGCCGGTGCCGGCATCGCTACCGCGGCCGTCACGGCGCTCGGCGCGGCGGTGTATTCAACGACCCGCGGGTTCGTGGACTGGGCCGACGACATCGGCGACTCTGCCGAAGCTCTCGGAATGTCCACCCAGGCGCTGCAGACGTGGCAGTTCGCAGCCGCGACCGTGGGCGTCGGCGGCGCGAAGATGACCGCGAGCATCGCGAAGTTCTCGAAGGCCGTCATGGAGGGCGGAGAGTCCACCGACGAGGCGCTCGGCAAGCTCGGGTTCAACGCGGCGAGGCTCCGGAAGCTCAAGCTCGATCAGCAACTCGAAGCCGTGGCGGAGGCGTTCAAGGACTACAAGGGTGCGGACAAAGCCGCGCTCGCGATGAAGCTGTTCGGCAAGTCCGGGTATCAGCTCGCGGGCATCCTGTCGAAAGGCAAGGACGGCCTCGACGAGTTCCGCAAGGCTGGCGAGGAAACCGGAGCCGTCCTGACCGACGAGGCTGCGAAGGCCGCGGGAGACGCCGCATCGGCTCTCGACATGTTCGGGATCACGATGATCGGCCTCCGCAACACGATCGCGATCCAGTTCGTGCCGACGCTGACCCGGCTCGCTGAGAAGTTCACGTCGTTCATCCGAACCAACGGCCCGCAGATCAAGGAATGGGCGGCGAACTTCGCGAACGTCATCGAGACTCGCGTCGTGCCCGCGCTCGGGCGGTTCATCGACAAGCTCCCGGAGATCATCGACAAGCTCGGCGCATTTGCCACGAAGGTCGCGTCCGTCATCGTCAAGATCAAGGACCTGGTCGGCGGGTGGGAAAACCTCGGGATTGCGCTTGTCGCTCTCAACTTCGCCCCCACGATCCTCGCCATCGCGAACCTGACGAAAGGCGTGATCGCGCTGACCGGCGCAACGTGGAGGCTGCTCGGGCCGATCGGCCTGGTCATTGCCGTGTGGACGACGTTCTTCTCGCTGGTCGGCGACGGCAACCCGCTCGACGGCCTGTTGTTCTCGATCAAGGCGCTCGGCAAGGAAGCCGACGCCGCGTGGCGGTGGATCAAGGAGATCGGCGCCGACGTTGGCCAGTGGCTCGGTCGGAACACCGAGGCCGCGATCACCATCGTCGACGACATGATCGCCAGCATCAAGGCGTCGTTCGAGGCGTTCTTCTCGTGGATCGGTTCCAAGTTCGATTGGATCGGGCAGAAGTTCACCGCGCTCTGGCAGAAAATGAAGGACCTCGCGAACTCGATCAGCGGGTTCTTCACGGGCGACGACGGCTCAACCTCGCAGGTCGCGCCAATGGTCGCGCCCGAGAAGATGGCAGCGCCCGGGCCTGCACGCGGAACGGCCAACAACACCTGGAACATCAACGTCACCGCCCCCGGTGCGGACGGCAAGAGGATTGCCGACCAGATTCGCACCGAATTCCAACGCAAGCCGCTGTTCGACGCTGACGGCGCACTCGTCCCTGCCTGATCGCCATGTTCGGAACAATGATCGCTCTCGGCCCCTTCCGGTTCTCGCTCTCGGGCGCGGCCTACGACGAGCTGACCCGCTCGTCACGGTGGGACTGGAAACCCGTTGACCGTGTCGGCGAGCTGCCCGCGCTGCAATACACCGGGCCGCAGAACGAGACGATCACGCTCTCGGGGCGCATCATCCCGGGGTTCACCGGCGGAGCCGAGCAGATGGCACGCATGCGGGCGCTGGCGGGCCTCGGCATGCCGATGACGCTCATCGACGGCACCGGCCGAGTCCATGGCCTGTGGGTGATCGAGTCCGTCGAGGACACCGGCACGAAGCACTGGCGCGACGGCTACCCGCGGATGATCACGTTCAACGTCGGGCTGAAACAATACGGCGACTGTGCCGGCGTGCTCGGCATGATCACCAAGGCCTCGAAAATCATCTCTCTTTTCGGCTGATGCTCTACCTCACCAGACAGAACGACATCCTCGACGACGTGGTGTTTCGCTACTACGGCGACACCTCGCGCCGGATCGTCGAGACCGTGCTCGAAGCGAACCGGGGCCTCGCCGACCACGGGCCGGTGCTTCCCGCCGGGCTGACGATCACGCTTCCCGACCGCGCCCCCGAGCCGCCTGCCGAATCGCTCACCCGACTCTGGGACTGATGAAACCGACGTTCACCATCACGGCCAACGGCAGCGACATCACCGGCTCGATCACGTCGCGACTGGTATCGCTCGACATCGTCGACACGGTGGACGAGACCAGCGACGGGATGACGCTCGTCCTCGAAGACACGGCGGGCACTCTGGCGCTCCCGAAGTCCGGGGCGAAGATCGAGGTCGCCATCGGCTACAACGGCGCCAACCAGCGCATGGGCGCGTTCGTGGTGGATGACGTCACCATCGACGGCCCGCCCGACCAGATCACCGTGACCGGATCGTCAACCCCGTTCGTGGACGGCAACGGTGGCGGCTCCGCGTCCTTCACGAGCCGGAAATCGCGCTCGTGGGAGGGCAAGACCGTCGGCGACATCGTGGCCACCATCGCGGGCGAGTGCGGCTTGCAGCCGGTCGTGGACAAGACGCTGAAGGACATCACGATCCCGCACATCGCCCAGGTCGGCGAATCGGATGCGAACCTCCTGATCCGCATCGCTCGCCGATACGGTGGCGTGCTGAAGCCCGCCGACGGGCGGCTCGTGCTGGCCAGCGAGCAGGGCGGGCAGACGACCAGCGGGCAGGCGTTGGAACTCACACTGACCCCGGACGACGTCACGAACTACAGGGTGAAGATCGGCGGGAAGTCTCAGGGCGTGACGAAGGTCAAGGCCCGGGTCCACAACTACCAGACCGGCGAGGCCGACGAATACGACGTCGACGTCTCCAACCCTCAATTCGGTGACTGACTATGGCGGAGGACAATTTCAGAGAGGTCTACGCGTGGGCCCGGACGCCGGACGAGGCGAAGGCGTCGGCGAAGACCGCGGCCAAGCGGATCGAGCGCAGCAAGCGACAGATCGAGCTGACGCTACCGGGGCGAATCGACCTGGTGGCCGGGATGGTCGTCAACCTCGTGGGATTCCGTAGTGGAGTATCCGGAAAGTGGAAACTCGTATCGGTTCGGCATACAATCAGCCGCTCGGGGTTCCTCACGGCAATAACGGGCGAAGCAGCGCAATAACGTGCAAACTTCCACAAACTTTGACCTTGCATCCGGCGGGGGATTGCTTTGACTGGTGCCGCTATGAGCACCAACCAACCGCAAATAATTCGCGGGATGAGCAACGAAGAATATCACTCGTTGCCGTCCGTCTCGAAATCAGGCCTCGACCTGATCCGCAAAGCCCCCGCCCTCTACAAGTGGACGCGGGACAACCCGACCGAGCCGACTGAGGCGATGCGCTGGGGAACGCTGGTTCACACCGCGATTCTCGAGCCCGACACCTTGGAAGAACGCACGATCATCGCTCCGGTGGTGGATCGCCGGACGACCCAAGGGAAAGCCGACTGGGCCGCGTTCCAGATCGAGGCGAAGGGCCGCGAGATCGTGACGGCCGAAGAACTCGACGACCTCCGAGCCACCCGCGACGCCGTCTGGACGCACCCCGCCACGAGCAAGGCCCTCGGGATGATCCGCGAGGTCGAGACGTCGATCTTCTGGCAGGACGAGCGCACCGGGATCGAGTGCCGGTGCCGCCCCGACGCGATCATGACGAACGGCACGATCCTCGACGTGAAGACCACGAAGGACGCCCGGCCGGACGAGTTCGCGAGGTCGATCGCGAACTACCGATACCACGTGCAGGCAGCGTTCTACGGCGACGGCTACAAGGCCGCGTTCGGCGAGCCACCCCGCGGGTTCGCGTTCCTGGCCGTCGAGAAAACCCGGCCGTTCCTGTGCGCCCTCTACGTCCTCGACGCGAAGGCTGTGCTCCGTGGCCGGTCGGAATACGAGGCCGACCTCGACGTCCTGAAACGCTGCCGGGAGTCCGACACGTGGCCGGGTTTGCCCGACGCTCCGGTGATCCTCGACCTGCCCAAATGGGCGTGATTCACATTAACAATTCTCATTCCCTCTGATAAGCGAATCCGCTCCTGAGGGGGGAAGCACCAACACAAACACCAACACCATGAAAAGCACCGAAATCGTCACCGGCACGCACGCCGGACCCGTCAACCCGTTCCAACGTCAAGGGCTCTCCGAGCACGTCAACGCGGGAACCATTGAAGTCGAATCCGCCCGCGCCGTCGCTGAGGCTCAGGGCAAGCTCGTGATCGCGAAGCGGTTCCCTCGCAACGAGGCGATCGCGTTCGACGAGGCCATGCAAGCGTGCCGGCGTCCGGGCCTCGCCGAAGAGGCGTTCTGGTCGTTCCCGCGTGGCCGCGAGACGATCACCGGCTCGTCGATCCACCTCGCCCGCGAACTCGCCCGCGTGTGGGGGAACATCGAATACAACATCCGCGAACTCAGCCGGAAGGACGGCGTCTCGGAAATGCAGGCGTTCGCCTGGGACCTCCAGACGAACACGCTGGTCACTCAGAACTTCACCGTCCGGCACTGGCGTGACACCCGCACGGGCGGCTACGCGCTGACCGACGAGCGCGACATCTACGAGCTGACGGCCAACCAGGGAGCTCGCCGCCTCCGGTCGTGCATTTTCGGCGTCCTGCCGTCCGACCTCGTGCGGGCCGCTGAGGACGAGTGCCGGAAGACGCTCGCCGGATCGAACGAGGAACCGATCAAGGACCGGATCAGGAAGACGACCGCCGCGTTCTCGAAGCTCGGCGTTACGGCCGCGATGATCGAGGCCCGGCTCGGGCACTCGCTCGACGCCGTGCTCCCCGAGGAACTGGCCGACCTCCGCTCGATCTACACCTCGATCAAGAACGGCGTCACCGCGGCCGGTGAATGGTTCGGCGGAGCCAAGCCCGAGCGCGAGACCGCCGAGAACATCCTTGACGGCGACTCGACGGGCCCGCCCGCGGAGACGCCCGCTCCGAAACCGGCCCCGCGCCCGCGCAAGGCCACACCCGCACCAACACAGGAACCAGCACCGGTTGAGGTCGTGACCGATGACGTGCCCGAACAAGCTCAGGAAGCACCAACAGGAAACTCCGATGACGGCGACATCTTCGGCTGAGTTCCTGACCGTCGACCAGCTCGCCGAACGGTGGCTCGGCCAGGTCACGAAGGCCACGCTCGCAACGTGGCGATCGAGAGGCAACGGCCCGGCGTTCGTGAAGGTCGGCGGGCGGGTCCTCTACAGACTTGCGGACGTCTTGAGCTACGAGGTCAAGAACACCCGGAAGTAATCGATCGCCCCCGGTGGAGAAAAAATCTGCCGGGGGTGAAATTTTTCTTGCCAGTGGGTAAAATTTTCTTAGAGTCGCGCCAGTTGCACCAACCAGCAACGCACCAACCATATGAAACTGACCATCGAAATCCCCGACGCCCACACGGGCGCGATCCTTGAATTCGTCTCCGCGCTCGTCGCGAAGTCCATCCCCGCGGAGGCCACCACGGACCCCGCACCGGGACACCCCGAGCTGCCGTGGCCGGTCGCTGGCGAGCTGGACGGCCCGACCGACGAGGACGGCAAGAGCGGTCACGTTGCCGCGCTGCCTGAAGGCATCCCCGCACCGCCCGAGGGGTTCGCGTTCCTGTCGTTCGATCCGCTCGCCAATCCGCCAAATGTGCCGACCGACGACCTCATCTGGTTCGACGGCGACGAATGGACCACCAATCGTAAATGGTATGGCACCTCCGAGGGGCCGTGGGCCGCTCGCATCGGCTCCGACGTCGCCAAGGCCAACGGCGTCCCGTTCTAACCACCAACCCCCACACCACCGACCATGAGCAACGCTCTTTCCATCCTCGGCGATGGCTACACGATCACCGTGACGCCTGAGGCCGAACAACTAAAGGCCACCGCCCTCGAAGAATCCCGACGAGTCGTGGCCGTCACGGATCAGGACTCGTGCGACATCGCGCAAGCCCGCATCAAGGCGCTGGCCGCGATCCGGATCGGAGTCGACAAGTCCCGCGAGGCCGTGAAAAGACCGGTCCTCGAAAAAGGCCGCGAGATCGACGGCATTGCCCGCGAGTTCGCCGCCGAGGTCGTCGCCGAAGAGGCCCGCCTCACCGGCCTGGTCAACGAATACGCCCGCGAGCAACAGCGGATCGCCCGGGAAGCCGCCGCCGCCGCCGAACGCGAACGCCAGCGCATCGAGCGCGAGGAACACGAGGCCCGGATGGCTGCGCTCCGCGCCGAGCAGGAGGCCGAGCGGCAACGCATGGAGGCTGAGCGTGCCAGGCACGAGGCCGAGATGGAGCGACTGAGGGCTGCTCGTGCCGCCGACGCTGAGGCTGAGGCCGAAGCACGCCGACGCGAGCAGGAAGCCGCCAAAGCGCAACGCGAGGCCGCGGAGCGTGCCGAGGCCGCACGCCTCGAAGCCGAACGCGCTGCCGAGGAAGCCCGCCGCCAAGAGGAAGCCGCCCGCTCTGCCGTGGTGGCTCCGGTCCTACCCGCTGGGTCGAAGGAAGAGATCGACTTCGAGGTGATCGACGCTCACGCGTTCGCCGCGAAGTTCCCGCAGCTCGTGACGATCACGCCGAAGCGGGCCGACATCCTCGCAGCCCTCAAGAAGTCCTACGCCAAGAACGGGAAGCTCCCCGAGGTCGCCGGCCTCCGGGTGTTTCAGAACCTCCGCGTCAAGAACCGCTGACCCACTGACCCCATGACCAAGCAGCATCTTCACTTCACCTCGAAGCTGATCCGCCTGAGTAAGCAAAAAGTCGGGCTCCGCGAGGCGACGCTTCTCTTCGCCTGCACCGACGGCGAGACCGTCAACAAGCTCGCCGCCGCCATTGCAGAGCATCGCGACACCGTCAAAGGGCGTCTCGGCGTCCTGAGGAAGAAATCGCTTGTCGAGATCACCGGCTACGACCGGGACGGGCATGCGATCTACAAACCGACCGCCAAGGGCAACTCAATCATAGCGAACGTGGCACCATGAAACACCTGAAACCGCCGACCACCGAGTCGGGCCGCTACTACTGGATCAAGTGGAGGCACCACAGCCTGTGCTTCATCGTCGCCCTGGCGCTGCTCGCGAACGCAATCATCTGGGCAGTCGTCGCCGGGTTCTACGGCATCACGTGGCTCGTCATCGTGTGCCTGCTCTCCGCCGTGTTCGCGCTGTTCGGCTCAGTCATCGAGTATCGCGAGTGCGAACGCTACCACCTCTTCTATCTCCGCTCGATCTGCGAGTGGACCCTCATCGACCACAACCACACCAACCAATGAAACTACCACATGGAATCAACCCGGCGCACTGCGCCAGCTCTGACCAGACCCGATTTGTCCTCAACGGCGTGAAGATCGAGGACGGAATCGCGGTCGCCACCGATGGCCGTGTGTTCATGGCCTCGACCGTCGAACTGTCCGAAGAGGACACCAACAGGCCTGCCTTGATCCCGACCAGGGCGATGATGAAGGCATTCCCGAAGTCGCGAGGAAAGCGGTCTCGCCGCTCGGTCATCGACACGCTCCGCATCGACCCAATCCCGGAGGCCGATCCGGTCGCGACGTTCGGCACCGTCACCATTACGGACAAGGACCTTGACCTCACCACCGTGAAGGAAATCGACGGCAACTTCCCGAAGTGGCATCAGGTGTTGGAAGACCCAAAGCCGATGACGAAGCGGCTCACAATCAACGTCGCGTTACTGGCACGCATCGCCAAGTCGTTCGGCGACGATGGCCTGACGCTGCACCTCGATCCCGACGGGTTTCAGGCTCCCGGCTACAAGCCGCCGATCTATGTCACATCCAAATCTGGCGAGGCGTTCGCAATCCTGATGCCGATGCGATCCGACAGCGATCCCATCGCGATTCATCCACTGCTCATGAAGTGCCTCGACGCCAAGGTCGAAGCCGAAATCGCCAAACGAGCCGCCGCCGAAGCCGCTGCCAAGGCAGCCGCGGAAACGACCACTCAACCCCAAACCGAAACCACCACCAACCAATGACACCGATCAAACACCCGCACTGCAACGACGTTCTCAAGGCACCCATCGGCTCGGAAGCCGTCAATGACCTCCACATCGCACGCGATAAAGACGCCGTCTGGTCGTTTTGGAGACCGAACGCGGAAGAGCTGATCGCGATCAACAACGGCGGATGCGTCGCGCTTCGCGTGGAGGCATCAACCCACCCGCCGCTCAACATCCTCGCTACCCACCCGCACGAGGACGCTGCCCATGCCATCGACTCGTCCGAGTATCAGCACCGCATGGAGGCGGTCAACGGCCGGATCAACCGGCTCGTCGCGCTGGTCAAGCAGATTGTCGCCGCGTGGGTCAGCGAAACGGCCGACACACCGAGGCGTCGCCGGTTGGTGGATTCGTTCCTCGACATGATCAATCCGCCGAAGAAAGGCGCGGTGGTCGATGTTGCGGAAACGGAATCGGAGCCGCCGCCCGCGGTCACACAAACCGACGTTGACCGCTACCGGTCCGACGCGGAGGGGTGGAAGGCGGAGGCGGAGCGGATCAAGGCCGAAGTCGCGGAGAAATGGCCGAGCATGGTAGTCGATAAAAATGCCTATGAGGCCGCGAAGGCAGACCTCGCCCGTGTTGACGCCGGAATCAAGAGGATTTCCGACGCGCTCGGTGAAGACTGGAACACGATGCCGTTCGACGAGGCCATCACGGCGATCAAGAACCGTCTGGCGATGGCGGAGGCTGCGAGGGATGAGTGGCAGCGACGGGCGGAAAAATGCAACGACTACCGCATTGCGGCAGAAAGCGCCGATGCCGAGGCTGCTCACTGGAAAGGCCAACTCACGGCGCTCCGTGTGAAGATCGAGGACATGCGCGGAACCTTCGACGGCTGGCTCTACGATCAAGGGACCGGATCATCCGGTTACGACAAGGCTTGCGACGCGATCCTTGCCCTGCCCGAGCTCAAACCGAACCAGCCCGAGTCATGATCCGCCGCCCGCTCAACGAACGATTCACGTCGGCCGTGCTGGAAGGCCGGAAGGTCACGACGATCCGGGACAAGCCTTGGCCAGTGGACAAGCCTATCATGCTGTTCCGGTGGGAGGGGAAGCCCTACCGATCGAAGCAGGTCGAGATTGCGCCGGTCGTGGTCGAGGAAACCACCGACATTGAAATCACCAACACAGGGTTTGGGTGCGTCTTCTCGGTCACCTACGTGAGCAACCGGCCGCTGTTCGGGACGGAAGGTTTCCGGGACAGCATCGAGTTGCACAACTGGTTCGCCGCCGTGGTGCCGCAAGGCCAGACCGTCACGAAGGCGCTGATGCGGTTCCGGCTGGCGACACCCGAGGACATCAACCCGAACCCCGTGAAGCCATGAGCCGCCCGAAATACTCATCCGGCACGATGGCGCTCATCAACGCCTGCCAAGCCGTCGAAACGGTCAAGGGCGCGTCGGTCACGATCACGCTGGAAACCACGAGCTCGATGGCCTTGCTTCCGCCTCGCGAATTCCAGTTGTTCGACATCCAGCACTCCGGGCCGAAAATCTTCACCGTCAAGCTCAAGCCATGACCTCCGACACCGTCAACGCCCTGGCCGATCACCTCGAACGTATCGACGCGGACTGGCGCAAGGCGAGCGGCTACACCGGCCGCGCTGTCCACCGTCGCGCCTACTGGCGCAACATGGCGGCGCGGTTGCTGGCCGACTCGGTGAAGGCGCTGGCGTCGAAACGCAAACCCCAATCCTGACCATGGGATTCATTCCGCCACCACCGCCACCACGGCCACCGAGCCGCCCACGTTGCGACTACTGCGGGATGCCGACGAAACCCGGCGAGCAATGCGACCGATGCGGGGCACCTCCCCCGCGTCGGTCCTCGCTCCCCAAGGTCCCGCAGCCCCGGCCCGGAACTCGCTGAAAATTTTCCTTGTTTAAACGCCGTCGCGGGTAATACTCCCCGCATCCAACCAATGAAAGCACCAACCAATGAGACCCGCGAGACGTGGCTGAACAAGCTGGCCGCGCTGATGGCTCCCCGCTTCGAAGAACTCGGCCGACCGCTCCCGCCATTCCGCGTGAGCATTGGATTCACCTCCGCAGGCCGGAACTCGAATGCTCAAGGCGAGGCGTGGAACAGGCACCTGAGCGCCGACCAGCACTTCGAAATCTTCATCGTTCCTGACCTCGACGACTTCGACAAGCTCGCCGCGATCCTGTGCCACGAGCTGATTCACACGGCCGTCGGTTTCAAGTGCCAGCACAAGGGCGACTTCGCCGTGATGATGGCAAAGCTCGGGCTGCTCCGCCCATACACGGATTCGATACCTGGTGACGAGTTCAAGTCGTGGGTGGCTCCAATGCTCGAAACGCTCGGCCCGATTCCTCACGCTCCGCTCATGTTCCGTGGTGGTGTTCGCCCGAGCCAAGAAGGCGCACCGGACGCCGGCACCGAAGACGACGAGGGCGGAAGCTCGAACCAGAAGAAAAAGCAGACGACCCGCATGCTCAAGGCGTGCTGCGATGAGTGCGGCTACACCGTCCGGCTCTCGCGCAAGTGGGCACTCGAACTCGGGGCTCAGTGTCCTACACACGGCAGCATGGAGGTCGAAGGAATCGACGGGGAGGGGGACGAATGAAACACATCCCGAAGTTCACCGACCTCTGCCAGTGCCTGGTGAACGCCTGCCAAGCAGCCGGGCCGATCAAGGGCGCGAGCGTCACCCTCACGGAAGAAGCCGCCACCCACCTCGCGATTCATCTCCCGACTCGTGAGTTCGAGATGTTCGACATTCAGCACGCGGGGCCGAAGACCTTCTCGGTGCGGCTCCGCGACAACCAACCCCAACCCCAACCGCCAACAACGTGAACCTCTATTGCTGCGAATGCGCTGCTAAGGTCACCGCAAGGCTCACCAACGGCGCGGAGATTTACCCTCGACGCGCCGATCTTGCGGACATTCCGTTTTGGAAGTGTGACGCGTGCGGAAACCATGTCGGCTGCCATCACAAGACCGCCGACCGGACCCGGCCTCTAGGCTGCATTCCGAACGACGACGTGCGCAACGCCCGCCAGCACATCCACGCTCTGATCGACCCGGCATGGAAATCCGGCACGGTGAAGAGAGCGGCGATTTACCGGCACCTTTCAGAGCGGACCGGTCGGCAGTATCACACCGCACACATCCGTTCCGTGGAGGAAGCCCGCGCCATCTACCTGATCGCCCGCGACTTCATCCGCTCTAACTGCGGACAATCTGCGGACAACGAAAACGGCCCCGGAGATGATCCGGGGCCGTAAGTCCTTGATAATAATGGTTGCGGGGGCCAGATTTGAACTGACGACCTTCAGGTTATGAGCCTGACGGCCGACCTTCGCGGGAGATTGCGGAAAATTGAAATTCTGATAGATTACAAACACATGAACACCAACGACATACAGAATGAATCGAAGGGCCGTGAGGACATTTGCGGCGAATTGCGGACAAACTGCGGACAGGACGAGCCCGAGCACGCGCCCGGTTTGACGTTCGGCGACGCGTGGGACATTCAGCACTCGGTGGGGCCGTCGCTCGACCATGACCCGAAGTGTTCCAGCGTGCCGGGATGGCATCCGCTATCCGGACCCGCGCTGCTTTGCGACTGCGGGGCGATTGAACGCGAGTGGAAGCGACGCCACGCCACCCCGCGTGGCGAAAGCGACGGCCCGGGATGCCCGGTTTCTGCAATGCGGCCCGCCGAGCGCCCGACGCCGATCACGGATGCGGCGAGACAGGAAATGTCCCGCACGACCGGTGGCAATCTAACGTATCACGTTCATAAAAACGTGTCCGAGAACCTCGAACGCCATCTCGCCGAGGCCCGCGACCAGCGGGACGCGCTGGCGGCTGCTCTCCGGAACCACGAGTGCCACTATCCTGACGACTCGGTCACTTGCCCGCAGTGTGTCGCCCTCGCCGCCGTGAAGGAAACCACGAACGTCTAAGTGCTGGCGACTGGCCGACTAACCGAAACAAAATCATGCAAAGCAAATCAGCGCCAGCGGAGGGCCAAAACTCCGCACAAAAGAAGGACGTAGGCCAGGTCGATCCAGCCACGTCTTGTTGTGCCTCTTCGGAGGGCGAGCGGAAATACGCATCGGAACTCCAAGAACTCTGCGACATGATCATGGGCGGCAAGAATGTGCCTGCTCCGTTCCGCGAGGTAAAAGAGAAGCTGGAAATCACGCTAAAATATCGCACGTCGAAGCGCATCAACTATGCAACGGACTCTTGGGGTGGACAGGACGAGACACATCTGGAAATCGATTGGCGCGGTCGATCCCTGATGATCGACATCAACGAAGACCGAATCCATGTCGTGGGTCCGTGCTTCGAAGTGGACAAGCACTCGATGAACGCAATGGACATCACGCCGCATTTGTTTCGGCACAACGGCCAAGGTCTGCGGACCGTAACCCCCGAAAGGAGCAAAGTATGATCGAACGAAAATTGACCGATAGCCTGTTGATGGACATCCGAGATATTGCACGCCGGATTGAAAAGCGACTGGAGCGGGGTGAAGGTTCCGGAGCACCGTGTGGTTTCTCCGACGCGAAGCGTGAGGAGGAACCGCGCGGTGCGGAGGGCTTGCCGCAGAGCTTGGCCGTTTCGCCGGTGGAGGCGAGGCAGCACATCGAAGACATGATCGAGTTTTTTGAGTCCGAGGCGGCCGATTACTTGAATGATGCGGCGTGGCGGGAATGGATACCCGGATTCCAAAATGGAGTTGCCGTTAGGAAAAAGCAGGCCGCCATAGTCCGCTGCTGGATTGAGACGCTAACGTCTATGCTGCCGAAGCCGGAAAGCGAGCAGGGCGAAAACGCGGGTGATGGCAAGCAATCCAAAGAGTCACCCGAAGCCAGTGCAACTCCTAGCAATGGAACCGCGAGCGGCCGGCGAAACGCCGAGCCGACACACCCCGAACCGAAGCCCTAAGACCATGCCTGAAAATCAGACCCTATCGAAGCCAACCAGCGCGGAAGAACCACGTGATGAGGGGTTGTCGTCCGGCGACTTGTTAGCCCGTTACCGGGCGGTATGCGAGGAACTGGAAGCATATCGAATCAGGCGATTCCCTCGCCGGAGCTTCGTCCACGTTGAAGGCGTCGGCGTCGGGGTTGTCGTCGCAACGGATGGATGCCCGCCGCACAAAATCCCCGTGCTCGTGGAAAGCGGCAACGTCTGGTTCTACGAGCTGGACCGCTGCGAGCCGACGACCGCAAAGCACGCCGGATACAGCCTCCGAGAAATCTGGCTGACCCGCAACGGCTACAAGCCGCTCCCGATGTCGCGCTTCCGCTTCCGCAATCGGGCTAACG